AATAAAAAGGGGCGGTTGTCCGCCCCTCATTCACCACTAACAACACAATTACCCAGCCATAAGCTCACATAGTTTGTTAACTACTAGCTTATAAAAGTCTAATTTTGATATCTGAACTTCTCCATTGCCTTGGCATACAAGCTCAAGTCCAGTTACAGTTGATGTAACCATAGCAGGAGAAATATAAAACGTTCCGTAGTATGGGGCTGTCGTTACTATTTCAACAATAACGGTAAAGCCCAAATTGGAATATGCAAACGGTACAGCTAGATATTCGTCCAAGCTGTTTATTGTTGCTATTATGTTACCGTTGTGTACAGCTTTTACTGTGACTAATCCGGTAACTGGAGTGCCTAAAGTAATACCTATTATGACGTTAGTTGCGCCTATTATAGGTTTATTATACGTATAACTGTAGGGTATAGTATCGCCGCAGTTAGAGCTTAAGCATTTTAAATCTATTGTGATTGTTTCATTAGTACCGCTAGTGACTAAGTCATCTAATATCGGTATCATATCGCCAAGATTAGGCGGTAGGTTGGTCAGCGGACCGGTGTACTCCACACAGTCCGCATATATAATTTCTAAACATTCGTTATTACAACAAGCCATAGTATGTTATTAAGAGAAGATTATACAATTTCCCGCACCTTGTGTAGCACCATCAGGATGTTCACTTAGAGTTACCCCCTGCAAAGCAGCTTCAGCAATAGCATCTGCTGCATCTGCAAAAGCATCCCCGAACTGCAACAAGTACCGTGTACCTACAGACATTTCGTTTATGTCATTAGCTGCATATCCGGACGTGCAAGTTGGTTTGAGTTCTGAATATAGTATCCACGAATCCTCATCATCTGTATCTATAAGTCTAAGCGTATACCGATTAAATGAATAACACTCTTCAGTAGAAGCACCATAGTTTATTGGGTACGAGTTAGTTGCAGTCATTAGTTGCCAATGCGACTGAATTTGCCTTGCAGCATTAGTTACTATACTGTTAATAGATGAAGTTGCAATTGATATTGGGCACGTGATGATAGCAGAAGAAAGCAGATCTCCCTCAGCGTATGTTGTAACTATGTCTACTGTACGTGTTACATCAGTAAATGTAACAGTTGATAAGTCATTACATATTTCGTTTTCGCATTCTTGTAGGTAGTAGGTTTTAGTAACGTCAGTTCCAACATCATTACAGCTAGGCAATGTCGTATGATTAATCAGCGGTACACTAATCTTACTAACCCTTTTCGCATCTTCAGCACAGCTTAAAAATGATGGAGTTGTTAACGCTGATTGAATAACCGTTTTAAATGCGTTGTAGTCTGTTACATTACTGAACACATATCTAAACTGACTAGTACTCAACTTGGTATAAGTTACGCTACCACTAAATATTTTTCTTATTGGGTTACCTACACAACTAGTTTGTGTCATGTTATAAGTAACGCAATTATTCCAGCTACATACGCCTAACAGTATATCCCAACCTGCTGGTTGGGTGATCTCAGCAATATTAGTACCGCCCATGTAACTAGTGAACGAAGCGTTAGACGTTACAAATGTATCACTAATGTTATCGCATCTAGAGTGGCACTTATTACTACCCAGCAATATATTGCTCATAGCTGATGCCGCAGTTGGATTATTGGGTTTTATATTGTACGTATACCCGTCAACCTCTACTGTAACATCGTCAACGCATGGCGAAGTAAATGCTGGACAAGTTGTTAAGCAATTGCAGCAACTGCCAGTTAGTTTCCATTTAGCAAACGCATCTTCACCGACCACACCCGATTCTACTTGTAAGTACAATGTTTTCTTTCCGTCTATACATGGTACTGCGCTGTAATCAAACTGATAAGGTAATGTAGTACCCGCACCAAGCTTTAGTGTTTGTACGCTAGAAGCGTACAAGCTTGTAGGTATTATAGTTGTGGGAGACGAGAAGTCCGGTGTAAGGGATAGTTTTAAACCGTCTGGGTTTTGACCAAAGGTTTCTAACTGCAGCCTGTAACAGGCTGTACAAGGTACACATAGTTGATATGTGGGACTGCTAACAATACCTGAGATTTGACTAGCATATTCTTTACTAAAGGCGGTTTGACACGTAGCACAAGTTACACCAACTAAGTAATAACATAGTGGATTGGCTGTATTTTCCACACACGAAGCGCAACTAGGAATACTTGTATCTGTATATACTAAGCTTATTTTATAATCACCTGCAATCAAGGGTAAGTTCCAAGCTATTGGTGTTCCTAATCCTGTAGTAGTGTTAAAGGTTGCCGGGTCAAATGTGACAACGTAGTCTATTGACGGATGCGCTAAAGTAATATTAGTTTCTCCTGGACCTGCGCCGACTAATGTATTGCTCACATAAGCAATTGGTGCGTTTAGGCTGTCTCTAATAAGTAATATGTACTTGTTCAACTGCTGTCCGCACAAGCTAATATTGCCGAATGTTAAGCTACTTTGCGTAGAGTTTAAAGCATTAAATGTATATAAGCAATTTGCACATGGGTCAGGCGGTGTGCAGTCCACAATGTCTATAACAACTACTGAGTTCGTAGTGCAACCATACGCGTTAGTAGCAGTTACTGTTACTGTAGCCGTACCTACCACGGATGTAGTGGTTATGTTTACTTGCCCATTAGTAGTAAAGTTATTAGTTACTACAACCGATGACGAATTTCCTGTTACTACATAGGATACATTTGTTGCATTGTTTACAATAAGATTGTAAGTAGTTGCCGGGTCTGTGGCACAATGCTCGTCAGCAATAGCTGGGGTTATGATAGTTGGTAATGCTGGATATGTAGTAACCGCAGTTCCACCTCCATTACATAATCCCGAACCAGGATTAGGTGTAAATATTACAGCTATATTTTTAGTAGTACTCGGTAGTTGGTTAGTCAGTACAAATGTATTTATAGTAGCTCCTACTTGTGTCACACCGTTTACTAACCACTGATAAGTACCGTTCATTGACGGTGCTGTATAAGTTGTACTATATATGCCACCACTACAAGTGGTGGTTTGTTGTATAAGTAACGTTTGATTAGCTGTACCTGTCACTGTAAACGGTACACAAGATGATGCACATGACACTCCTTCAGGTCCTATACATGTTGTCTTTAAGTATAAAGTTACAGAGTTACCGGCAGTCGGACCAACGTAGTTATTACCTACGGGTGTAGTACAGCCACTATTAGTGTATATAGCAGGGGTAGTACAACTGTAACCTACAGGGACATAACCTAAGGCAGATGCAAAAGCTGCTGCATTAGCAAACACGTAGCTCGGACAAACACTTAAGTTATTTGTTTGAACTGTCGGTGTTGCAATGAACGTAAGTAATCTTGAGGTAACTCCTACGCAACTATTTGCGGTACATGTAAACGTAAGGTTTAATGTAGTGTTACCAGATACTGCATTTATGGTGTTTGTAATAGCTGTAATTGCATCAAGGTTCATATTGCAACTTGTTCCATTACAAGTTGCCGTATAAGTAACAAGATTGCCAGACTGATTTACGAATGACCACACGCCAGTGCCTGTACAAGACGCTGTTATTGTAGCTAAGTTTACTAAGTTGTTTTTACAGAATGTGTGGTTACCGGATATAACCGGTGTTGGTGCAGGTATCGCTGTAATATTTAATGTCGATTCTTCGCTTGTACAACCTGCAGCAGTACATTTAACAATGTAAGAAGTGCTGGTTGTAACAGTTACAATCGGAGAAAGTAACTGTGCTCCGCCTAATGTGAATATAGTTGGAGTACTACCTGATGGACAAGATGCATAGTTTAAAAGATTAACTGAGCTACCTACGCACGCTGGAAATGACAAAACATCAGGTACATCCGGCTCTAAACCTACGTTATATATTGTAGCGTTTTTGCAATCACAAGAGTTTGTGAGCGTGTCTATAATACATACAGAGTATGTACCAGCGTACATGTTTGGCATCTCCACCGTAGTTCCAGGTGTAAACGGAACCGCTATTGCACTAGGGTCATCTATATCATCACACAAAACATCAGCCTCTTCAAAGTAAAAGATTAAATGATCCGCAGTTAATCCAGCAGTATAAATATTCATTTGCCCATTAGGGAGTTCACACAATGACGGAGAGGTTAAAACGTTTATTGGAGGTACTGGAATTGAAGTTATCATAAATGTAGTCGAACTTATACAACCGTTATCGTCTGTAATAACAGCGTTATATAATCCTGCTATAAGTCCGCCTGTAACAGACGCTGTTACTATGCCGGTGCCGCTAACATAAGGGCTAGCTGTATACACACTAACAAATGAAGCCGATGCTACAGACCTAAATATTTCTAAGCTGTATGGTGCTGTGCCGCCACTTACTGTTACTTCGATACTGTCTACAGTAGTTTGTTTACACGCGATAATGTAATCGTCTACGGAAACTTCTACTGTACTGCCATCTGCAACGGTATACGTGTATTCATCGCAACATCCATTTGGTCCGCACACTGATGCAACATAAGTACCTGCAGCCAAATTACTTCTAGTTGTAGAAGTACTGCCATTATCTAACCAGGTAACTGAACCGCCTGGACATATTGTTAACTCTATTTCTCCATTGGTATTTCCACAAGTTGTATCGGTAATGTTGTCAGTTACAGCACAATCATATTCGTTAACTATTAGTTCAGCAGACGCTGATGCGTAACAATTACCTTGGTCGCAGTTATGCACTAATGTTATGTCATAAGTACCTGCTTCTGGAGTATCTGTATTTGTAAATACAACATCGTTACCATCTATGGTAGCCGTTAACCAATCAACTTCTGGGTCTATTACCCACGTAGTATTTGAAAAAGATAACTGACAGGGACTATCAGCTACTTCAAACGTTATCGTAATATCTTCTCCTATACATATTTCTAAGTCTGAAGCATTAATTTCTACTTCACAATCGCAGTCAATTATTACGCCTGTTTGCGCAGAACACTCGTCGCTGCCAGTGATAGTTATCGTCCAACCACCGTTAGGCATGTCTACAAGTTCTTCATCAACATCATAAAACGCTGTTATAACTGCGTTATCTACTAACGAAGGAAGTGTAGGACAATATAAACTGTTGTTTATATAGTCGTATATTAATTCGTAGTATAGTCCCGTAGTATCTAAATGTATATACAGTGGTGTTTCTACCGCAATTTCTAAATGCGCTGGGTTATCAGGTACTAATTGTATTAAGGTTGGTCCTTCATATTCCTCTGTAATGGTAATCTCTATTCCTCCGATACCAGCATCGCAGGTATCGTCTGCTGTAAAGTCTGATAAACACTCTGGACAATCGGGGCAATGTACCCACAACTTCCACGCTGTTTGGTTACCATAACCATCGCAGCAATCATCAGTGACTATAGTTCCATTGTTGTGTACAGCTAATGTTACTTTCTTATCTACGTTATTATAAGTGTTAGCTGGTATAATTAACCTTGCTGTTCCTGGCAACCCACCGCCCTGTCCAGCAACTGGTGCTCCAGTGCCGGGGTTATGAGTTAATCCAGTTCCATATAAATCAGCTGCATAAGCTGGATTTGTAAACCCAGACTTGTTAGTTCCAGTTATATTTGTAACTGTACCACCATCTGAATATACGCCAGTAAACTGTTTCATCCCTTGAAGTACAGTATTTCTAGGCTCGCTAGCGTCTCCAACAGCAGGCGTAAAACAACCCGATGCTTGATTTAAGCACGAGGATGATAACCCTACATACGAAGTAGCCCCTATTAGAGGTAATCCTGGTACATCCGCCACTATATCTTCTTTTGCTACAACACCGTTATAAACTTCTAGTTTATCTGCGACAGTGTTTGTACCAAAATCTATTACCAATGGGTCGTTGATTGGGTCAATGTTGTCGCCATAATATAAAACAAATACGTTAACATTACCAATGTTTCCTATATCTCCACCGCCTAATCCGTAGAAGGAGGCTGCTTCACAACATACCATATCACCTTCTACGGGGCCGCCGCCCCCATTATCACAAAGTACGTTTACATTAGAAGCGGTTACAAAACAGTCAATGCCAAATCCCATTATAGGGGTTATGCTGTACGTACCGGGTGGTAAAGTAATTGGTATTACTTCTACTGAACCTACTGACTCAAACACTAAGTTCACGTTTGAAAGTATCTCTGTAAAAGATGGACCAACAATAGTGATATGATTTACTGTAACAGGTAAGAATGGCACAGGTCCGTTGGTAAGAGTTATGGTCAGTAATCCAGAAGCTGCGGGAATACTTGGGCAGTTATATACAGCACCAAAATTATAGTCGAAGCAATCTCCTGGAGGATCTTCTATGTTACAAAAGCAGTTAGTACAGTTTGTGCATTCGGATAAACTGTTGTAATGTGTGGGCAGTGTTGCTGATCCTGGCATAGTCTGACAAGACCAGCCTAAATCTGGGGTGTTAATACACTCCCAGTGCGTTAATGCACTAACGTCGTCGTTAGTTACATCGTATAATAATAAGTCGCAGACATTATTATTATCTTCTATTACAAGAGATATAGTTAAACTTTCACAGGTTTCTTCATACGTTATCTCTAAAGTTAATTCTTCTTCTTCGGACGCTAATGTTCCGCTTCCTAGTATGTCGCCAGGCGTGAAGTTACCACACTCTCCGACAACTGTTTCTACAACCCATTTATAGGTGTAGCCAGGTTCAGCCGTTACGTTAGCGGTTAATGTTTTTGTAATTGCCATGTTAATCTTTATTATGTGTTTTAGCTTGTGGACTAATAATTGTTTTATTAAATGGTCTATTTGCAATAGTAATGTTGGCATCCTCGCTTTCCACAACAGCTAAATTTGTATTGCTTAACCACGGCGAAATGTTTAATGCAGCTGCAATATCCCATATTGGAGAGACTAAGAAGTATCCTGGAGCACCCCATGAAAGCAATCCGAGAACCTTTAACTGGTTATCGTGATACACTAATACAGGTGAACCACTATCTCCACCTTGCGTTAAAACGTTGTTTGCAGATGCACCTACGTACACACATCTTATTGTATCTTTTATAGGGTATACCCATCCAACGTTTGCGCGATTAAACGGTTCGAATGATACAGCTGCTACCTCTTGATTTTGAGTTAACGTGCCGCGTCTTGCGCCTGACTTATAAACTATAAGTGGGTCTTCTAAGTCTAACAAATCAAAGAACTCTTCTCTTGTTAGCCAATCGAATGGTCCATCACCTAAGTCTATAATACCTGGTAAAGCTATTGTAGCAGTGCCGCTAGAATACAACGACCAAATGGCGGCATCTGTATTACCACAAGCGGGCACTTTATCATAGCTACTGCCATTATGTGTTATAATAAATCCCGGTGTAGAGTTTATATAATCACGCTCTGCGCAGGTTAATCCTCCGCTACATGCTGAACCTATACTATCTAGAATCATCCCATTCCAACAATTTATGTAGTAAGAACCAGATATACCCGATAAATCGCCAGGCGGTGGCGTAATAGATACAAGCATAGGACTAGCGTCGCTAGCTGGATTCTCAGCTATGTTTCTGGGTATAAATACAGTTGCTTTAAATTTACCGACTACCTTTCTTCCAGTAATGTCGTTAAATCCTACCTGCCCTGGACATGCTGTACCTGCCGGGGTTAGCAGATTAGTAGGTGTTACATAGTCTATATTGTGGTAAGTTGATACCAAATCTGTCTTATCTATTCGTGTATTCTGTATAGCAACGTGATGAGTCCAACTGCTGCCATTAATAGCCGGCATTAAAGACTTAGTAGCGTAGTTAGGTTGCCCAGTAATAATCCTAACGCAATGCGCATTACCTAAAATGACCGGAGTATTATCAGCATTATCCTTACATACTAAAGATAATGTACACATACCATTCATGGCTTCGTTGTTACTGTTACCAACAGCGGATAATCCGCCCATAATGATACGTCCTTGATGATTAGGACTACCTAACTGATTGTGTAAATGTATCTGCCTTTGAGCCATACCACTAAGACATCCGTTTCCGCAGCTAATCGGGTTATTATCCACATCGAAACAACCAAAGTTGTCTACATACGTACCCTGCGATGCTGAGTAAATTGCGTCTTGACTTATAGTCAGAGCATCTACAATATCACTTGCTACTACAACATCTGTTTCTATATCATCCAATGTAGATGGTACTTTCTCATCTTCTGAAAGTGTATCTACTTTTTGCGTCACATGGACAATCACAGAGGTGGTTGTAGTGTATTCTCCGCCTACTTGTTTTTTCCCGTAGGAAACACCTACCACATTGGGTAGGTGTTTTACTTGATTATAAAGCTGTATAAAATCTATTGGTTGCATATTATCCTATTTCGTTTGTATTTCCATTATCTATATTTGGTACGTAGTAGAACTTACCTGTTGGTTCAACCGGTTCTTCAGGATTAGTTATTGAGCCACCGCCTCCAATACTGTCGCAGAAAGCTGGTGCGGAATCTTCACACTCGTCTACTACAAGTAATTCCCCACAACCGTTTCTATCTATTGCCATTATCTGTATTGGTAGCCCTGTACAAGTTATTATTATTGTAGCCGCATCTCCATCGAAATCATCCGCTTGTAATATAGTAGAGTTGGGTGCACAAGGTGATGCTATTACTTCTATTGGTAGAACTAAAGCTTTGTTACCTGGCACTGTTACCGTAACTGCAACAGAAGGTGTATCTTCTATAATACCGCAGGTTGAGCTAATTGTCCACGGACATCCGTTAACTGGCGGAGGTGGTTGAATACAGTTGTTATACATTATAACGTCTGATACACAATCCTCACTAATGTACAATCTAAACATTGTGCCTGTTGGAGTCAGATTACCAAGTCCTATGTTAGCTACGTACGGACTAGAAGGTATTACAAACGGTTCGTTAATGTCATTCCACGGAGACCATGGCGATGCCTTTTGCTGTAATTGAGCTGAAGAACCTGTTGCATTGTATATTGTAAAGCTAATAGTTGTACTCGGACATTCATTTGGACTAGCTTCTATTGAGCAAGTGGGTACTACAAGGCAAGATGGTTTAGTAACCGTATCTTCTATGTTAGGGCAATCGTCTGGCAAGTTAGATACTACCACTTTAATTTGCCCACCTGCCGGCATTGACGGCATCAACGTACATGTATTCACTGTTATAACACTACCTGTAAATGACGGGTTAGAGGTTAATAAAGTAAACGATGCTGACGTATTATTACGTCTGTACACATTATAAGCTGCTTCGGTAACTGCTTGAGCTAATGTAAATGTTGCTACACAACCACCATCTGCACAAGATATTGCTCCGTCTATTGAGTTGTCACATTCTGGTGGCGCTTCATCACAAGTAACTTCTTCACATAAGACATCGTCGCCTTCGTATATTCCACCTTGCTCTAAGCATTGAGCTTCGGTAAGGAAGAAACATTCGTTATCTATACAACAAGCGCCAAAGGCTTCTTCTACAGGCGGGTTCTTAATACAGCAGCATGGCGCATCTTCCGAGCACGGCATTAGCAATCCCGTACAGGGGTCAATATAGTCTAGATAAGGCTGCGGATTAACTATAACTGGAACTTGCGTACCATTACAGTTCGCTGTTTCAACGCAGGTTATAGGTATACATTCGTACCCACCTTCGCATTCTTCACACGTAACGCATCTTTGACATACCGGACATTCTGGATCGTATGCCCTATATGAGCCACCAAATGTACGTTCTACAACACGACTTGGAGTTATTACACATGGAGGACATTCATCACACTCCCCTGTTATAATGTCTTTACACAAGCCTGGTTTACATACGCACGTACACGTATTGTAGTCTATTTCTTCTGTTTCTTCATCACAATCGATGTTAACATCTGACACTATATTACCGGCATTGTCGCATATAGCACACGCAGGTAACGTTGTAGGGCAACATGCACCAAATTCATTCTCAATTGTTCCAGGAGGACATCCGCAGTTACCTGATGTACATACTTGATTACCAGGACAATCGTCAGTGCTACAGCATTCTAAGCATGAATAAGAGCCTTCGCCTAGTTCGCAACATATTTGTGTGCATGGTTCGCAGCTTCCCGTACTTGGGTTATATACCTCGCATGGTTCATCGCACAAACATACTGGGTCGTCACCGCAAGGATAACTACATTCTGGTGGTGTCCAAATATAATTTTCACATTTGCAGCAATTATTACAATAATCGCAGCAAACATGTACCTTTATTTCACATGTTGCATCAGGGTTTTCAGGGTCGTAAATAGGTACAATAACATTTATTGGGTTATCATGTATATCATAACCTGGCGCTAACTCAGCACATTCGGGTAACTCCCATTCAAAAGTGGGGTTACCAACTTCGCACTCTCCGCTAGCTGTTAATGTTATTACCTTAGTGTTTGGCGGTATAGCTTCTAAGACCTTAATACCTACAGTGCAGGTACCGGTACCATTGCTGCCACCAGAAAAAGAATACTCAAAGGGGTCGCCATCATAGTTCTCACCGTCATGAGTATATCGTATATTGCCGTTAGGGAGGATTGTAGCCTCTCCATTAACTGGCGGGTCTGTAATAGATAGAGCTGTACCGTAAGGTGTTATGTCTATGTAGTAATTAAAACATACTTCAGCTGTTATATTACAAGGATGAGTTGTTGTTATTGAGTAAGTCCCACATCCACAAGCCATTTTGTTCTTATTAATTGATTATTAAATTATTCTATATCTGTATCAAAGTCTTTACACAAGTTCTCTGCAACTATATTATCTACTACTACATTACAAGCGTGTGTAACAATAATATTGGTTAGCATTGTACAGTCGACTTGTTGAACAGCTAACTCTGCTGCTACTAATTTACAAGCTTGTTCAGCTGTTATATCTATGTGTAAGTTCTTACAAAGGTCAATCATTGGTTCTATCCAACCGTTTTCTTCAAGTTCTATCTGTAAGCAATCAAGGTATTCTTGACTTTCATACCATTCTGTGTAGTCGTCGTTAGGTGTTACTATTGGGGTCATGTATTTCTTTGGTTTGCAATCCTTGCAGTACTTTATTATCTTACCTATGTTAGCTTGAATATTACAATGTAAACATTCACTGCAATCACTGCAGGTACAGTGGTTACAGTCTGTGTCCGTTGTAATACATCCACTTTCATAAGCCCATAAAAAAAGGTGCAACCATTCATTATTATTTTCGGTGCACCTTATACCATATATTTGCTCGAAGTAAGTAGCAAACGCTTGATTAGCTAATTTGCATTTACCATTAGCGAGTATTTTATCCATTATTTACAAGTGCAGTTATTGGATTCTAGTTTTCGTTTAATGTAGGCAAGAAGTTCCTTTAACTCTTTTACGCTACACCAATCGCAATCAAATTTAGCTTTAGCTCCTTCTAACAATGCTTTGATATAAGAGTAAAACTTCAAGTCTTCGTGTATATTGTCTTCGTTACACACAGTTAAATCAACAGCTGCTATCAAATTAGCAAGCTGACATTCGTATGTACATAAATTTAAGAAGTCTTTTTGTATTGTATCACCGTTACAGTTAACTACTATGACGCAGTATATACCTGAGGGTAAATTTATATCTTCCGCTAAGCCTAACATCTGACTTGTTATAACTAACACACCTGTTGTAGGCACTGTTAATGTAATCGGCGTATTGTTTACCGGTGTGACTACACTTATTTCATACTCTGAGGGTTCTTCTACCCAAATAGTTGCATCTTGATATATAATCTTTTTACAAGTATCGTACGATATATTGTACCCAAATTCTTTTATACAATTACAAGCCATTATCTTTTAGTTTTACGTGGTCGCCTACGTTTTGGTAGAGAGCAAGGACATGCCATATTATCCTAATTTATTCCAAACAACACCGTCGTAACCCCAAAAGCCAGCACTGTTAATAGTGATACCGTCACCATTATTAATGAATACAATCATACCTGCAGCCGGAGCTGCCCAAGCTTCTACAGTCGAGCCTGCTATTTGAGGCAATGTTAATGCGCCGGTATTTCTGATTTCTAATGCGGAGTTAGCATTTGGTAATGTGGTGTCGCCACCAGTAGTTAAAATTATTTGACCTGTTAGTGCAGTGTAAAGGTTTTGCCAGGAGCCAATTCTTGTAGAAAAGCTTCCAAAGCCCATAGCTTCTACTCCAATAACATTTTCGTGGTCGCTGTTATCTTCTTTTGCATAAGTACCAGAACCTAAATACATGGAAAACTTTGATTGTGTAAGCTGCCCTATATTTGTATTTGAACCTGCTCCTTCCCCGACAGAAGTTACAGCATAAAAACTTTTTGCATTAGCTGAAGCACTGTTACCAACAGCGACAGTGACAGTGGTTGGTCCGGCAACTGTTCCTGTTCCAACGCCTGCGCCTGAAGCAGTAAAAGAAGTTCCAGGGTTACTGTCTGCAGCACCAACAAGAGTAAAATCGGTATCTCCCGTTGTTAATATAGTGTACATATTACCTGCAAAAAGTTCTGTTACAGGAATAGAACCTGTACCCTGACTTAAAGCACTGTACCCAATAGCCACATTGTATGCGCTTGCAGGACTATCTGTATTAGAATATCTAAGTGCATTTTCTCCGATAGCTATGTTATTTTGACTGTCTGCATTTACTATATTAGGATAAGCATTTGTACCTATTGAAACACCTGATTTGTTTAAAATCATTCTTGTAGTGTTCCAGGTTCTAAATACTAGAGGCTCATCGTCTGTATTACCTATAAAGTCAACTGCATGGTCTGTACCTGTGTTTCCATCCAATCCCCAACCCGTGCTTGCAGGTAGTTCTTGAGGTTCCCAATATCCTGCATTGTATGTTAGAACGTCACCGTTTTGGGGATTGCCTTGAACATCTGAGTGCTGTGATATATCATGCTCGGGTAAGTCGTTGTTACCGCCGGTAAATATTGTATATAAATCCATCATTGTCAGACTGTTTAAATCACCGTCTTTATACAGGAGTAATGTTTCACCGCCATTCAAGTTTTGCGGATTTGCCGGGTCTAAGTTAGACACGACATTCTCTAAGATGTTTTCTACGATAGAGTTTAGAGTAATAAGACCGTCTTTAGCTGCCACTTGTTTTGCTAGATTTATAAGTACATCTTGTTTCTTTACAAAGAAGTTACTGTTATTTGGATATCCCATTGATTATGTTGCTGCTTTTTTTATTTGTTCGTAAGTAAATGCTAATGCCTGAGTAACCTCAGGACTATCCTTTAAATGGTCTTTAAGTACCAGCATCATCATCTCAAATGATGATAGCGTTTTCTCCACTACCAGTTTCAAATCATTTATCTTCTGCTCAAGCTGGGCAATTTCTGCAACCAGTTTTTTATTTTGAGAAGTTAGATTTTGTATTAGTTCTTGACTTTTATTTAGAGACTGTTGAGCTTGTTGTTGTTCGACTTCCAACTTCTTTAGGTCTACTTTTGTAGCGTTGTCGCTGCGATTTCTGACAGTGTTCCAGAACTGGACGCCGAAGATACCAGCTAAAAAGCTGAGTATTGGCGTAAGTATAGTTACTACTATATCCATTATTACTTTCTAGTTTCGTCCAATGTTGAAATTATTTGTGCGAAGTTCAGCAAAAGTTCTACTGACTTCTCTACAATTAGTTCTGCCGCATCGTTTGCGATATCAAATTTTTCAGCAAAAACTTTTACAGCTTCTGTTTTCTGTTCTTCCGTCATATCCATAATAGCAGGACCTAAATCATTAATAGGTTTTACAAAGTTCACGTAGAACTCTACAAACATTCTAATTATCTCAGGCATTTTAGCTATTATCTTTGACCATTCTGCTATTCCCTTTACACCGTTTTTTGCAACTTCATGAATAGCCTTACCTTGTTCAGCACTCTTAGTTAAGAATGTTGCTAATACCTGTACGAAATCAGCAATATCTTTACCTTGTTCTGGTACTGTTATCTTTTTTAAAAACTCTTCGTTTATTACTATTTGCATATTATACAGCTGTGGTTTCTATTCTATATAATCTTATTAAATCTCCGCCGCAATATTCCCCTAGCCATGCGACACCGGCTATGCTATCGTCTATCGGGGTAAATGTATAAGTACCCTCTGTTTCAGACGTTGACAGGTTTAACTCAAGTAGTACTTGAATAATACATCCCTCGCCAGGTATAATTTCAAACGAATATTCGCCTTCGGGTAATCTTTGACGAAATATATCAAAGTCAAATTCACATAATGTTGTGCAGTTTTCATCATCTTCATCACAACTAAGTATGCTAACCGTATGTACGTCACTACATATAAACTCACTTACAGGTATAAGAAATACACCGCCTTCTACATTGTACATTTCGTCGAAACATTCTGGTACAAATATTCTTACGTCAGTAGCCTCAGGTGTAAATCTGAAAGCTAAAAACCCGATGTCTAAGTCCTCTTCATCCATGCCTATTACCATAGGATAAAATCGAGCTACTCGACAATCTTCTTCACAAGCTCCTGCAATGGCTTGTGCACAATCTCCGTATGGTCCAAGTTTTGAAAAACAACCCATTATTGTTTAATTTTTACAGCTCCCGCTGTTTGATATAAGTCTCCCGCAGCCAATCCAGCAACGCCTGCTGCTGTATCATCTGCATAATTAGGTAAAGCCATATTGACTATAGGTGCGACAATAGTTACAAATCCAGATTCAATTAATATACTAGCGTTATTAGCCGGCGTTACAGTATCGATGTAGTTTATTAATACACCCGTTTGTTCAACATTTACATTAGCCTCTTCTACACCAGTTTCGCTAGCGCCTATTTCAATAGCGTCTTCATCCATAGTTATCGTCAACACTAAATCCGGGTCTGTATTATTGTGAGTAATGGTTATAACATTAGACAATAAAGATATCAAGTCTTTAGCTACTTCAAGCTTAGAAGATGAAGCAGTACCATCATCAAACTCTAACGCTATTAGTTCATCAGCCACACCTATAACAGTGTCTTGATTAGAAATGTCAGATGATACCTGAGATTGTATACGTTCAGCGCCTACGATAAATACTGATACTTGGTCAGGGTCCGGTGTAGCAATCTCTAGTCTAGCTGTAAGGTTACCCGTCGCGTTAGCTAACCTAATCGTACCGGTGTCTGTACCATTGTCCTGCTCAAGGGTTATATCGCCTGGAGTCGCCGAATCTGTTTTTAGCTTTATCTCTCCGTTTTCTCCCAGCACACTAAACCTATTATTTGTAGTTACAGTTACAGCGGCTGTTGAGTTCAACGGTACGTAATTGTCAAGCCCAGTAGTGTTGTCTACAATGTCTGAAATTATATCCTCTAAATCGTAGTAAGCGTTCTTAGGAAATAAAATTGAAGCTGGTTTATTAACCAGTACTGCACCCTTCCTAATGTGGTATTTTGATTTATTTAGTGCCATTTTATTTTATATTAAAAAGGGGGGATTTTAACCCCCCTTTTGTTATTAGTCTATTGCCGGTGACGTACCGACATTTGTGTTTATGACATCACTTTCTTCACCGCAGTTTATCGCTGCTAGTTGGCAAGTACCTTGAGTAATCCAAGCATTTACAACAGCTTCGAAAGCTGAGATAGTCGTGCTATCATCAGACGGAATTCCGACAGTGGTCAGCAAATGTGTATTGTTGGTCCAGCCCATAGGAGCTAACGGATATGATTTACTGTGATAAATAAATTTATATGTACAATAATCACCACAACCAGCAGTTATACTTTCACGTACTCTGTCTGAGTATACTCCAAGTTTACCATAATGAGTATGATAACTGTCATATGCACGACCTTGTCCGCCAGTCTGCTGTTTGTACTCTTCCCAGCGTAGCTCAGAACCCTGACCTTCTGCTATTTGTGCAGGTTGTACTACGTCTGTAGTCCATGCGCAATCAAATCCAGATAGGGGGAACACACGAAGTTTTGAAAATCTAGGATAACGGTATTCTTTGGGTGGAAAACAACCACACTCTTGATCGAAGATGTGGGGAATAATTCTAAATCCGCAAGAATAACCTTCTTCTACAGAAATATCAGTGGGGGTTACAGCAACACCAGTGTCACCGCACACGTCGCCTTCTTCTAATACTGTAACATTACCGAAGACTTCGTCTCCGCCAAAGTGGTTGATAACCATTTTCCAGCATCCGTCAGTGCAAGCTTTGTAGAAGTCTACAGTTGCACCTAAGAATGTTTCATTAGCATCGAACCATGCTTTGAAAATCTTCAATTGATTAGGATTCCATGCACCGTTAACTGGAGTTAAGCCAGTTACAGCACAAATACCGCCTACAGTGTCGCCATCGAATGCGATAGATTTAATAGCAGCGGGTTTACCGTCTATACAGGGGATTGTATATTCTTCGGAATTAGTTCCTAAAGGAACAATATCAAAGGGATATTGTTGGTCGATTAGGTTGGCTGCTTGGTTCTCTGTTTGTCTAATCATGTTGACTAGCTCGGTAACAAAGGTAGAGCATGCGTAGGTAGGTGCTTCTTCTTCGCACTCTTCACAACAGGTTGTGTGAATGTTAAATGGAAATGTAGGTAAGTGTTGGTGCTCGAAATACGGCTGCCATTCAATACCTTCTAACTGAATTTTTATAGCGTAGTCGGTATTGCACTCTATACATTTAAAAGAAAAGTCTAATATCTCAGGACACTCTGAGCGTGGGGGTTCTGCCGAAGCTAAGTCGGTAGCACACTTGTTCCAGTGTTCTCCTGCAGATTTACGGATTTCATCAGCGGCGCCGTCACCGTTGGTGTCAATACCTACAGCAAAGTAAACATCTTTTGAGTTTACAACTGTAGCGGCATTTACAGCAACATGTGAGTATGCATCAAATATACCAAGCTGACCTGGTAAAATATTCAGTGTTCCGTCTGCAGCGAACAACTTTGTACCGTTGGCTACCAATCCTTGGTTGCCCGCAGTTACAATTACATTGTTTCTATTTGTGAACATTAATAATTTTGTTTAATTTAATTGAGTAATTTGGATCGGATATATCCATGTATGCGTTTAATACTGCTATATCCATTATAATCTCAGGTTGATTAGTACTATCTAAAAGTAGATTTTGTTGTATAGCTACTGCACCGTTAGGTAAAGTATATGTACCATTTCTACTATCATCTGGATTGCCTAACCTAGGATGCTTATAAAGATAATCTATCTTTACATCATTTATTGTAAATATTCCATCAGTGTAAACACGCATAACATTATCTATTAGCCTATAACCAGTTTCACTCCAATCAAAGCTCGGTTTGTACAAAGGGTCTTTTAGAAAAGCTTCTTCATCATCCGCTTGTAGTGAATAGTGAGAAAGCCTTCTAGGCTTTGTACAGGCAGGTGTTTGCGCATAAGAATAGGATTTTATTAACCTAAGATAGTCGCTCGGTAGTTCCGCGTCTACATATGTAGATTGTGGAGCTAACACCAAAGATTGCTCAGACTTAACCAATTGTCGTAAGTCGTCGATATCCTCTTGTGTTTTTTCTACTGAACTTAATTTAGTTCTAACATATATAGTTAGAGCTTCGTTTAGGTAATCATCGATTTGCTCAACAAAGAAATTTCTGTTTTGCAAACTCTCTATCTTATTAGCTCTACGCCTAAAGCCATAATGCAAGTCTTTTATATTATACACTTTTGAAATTTATTTCTTCTTCTATCGCTGAAAGAAGATTTTGATTTTCTAAATCAGTTAATTTTTTTACTAAGTTCTCTAGATTGTATGCTACTTCACTACCTGCATATAAGTACTTACCGCTCTTAACTCTCAACACCCCTGCTTTTACAGCCTTAGAAATCAAGGCTCTAACTGCTAACTCGTCGGCTTTCATATTTACAAACATGAAGAACCGTTGTTGGTTGGTCATGCCTTGATGTAGGGTAGTGTCTTTTGCTTTTTCATAAAGCCAACTAGCTACAGTATCAATGTCTGTATTCTTGTCAAGCTTTACATTCGGGTCATTAAATGCAAGAAGTATAGTACGCATTCTTTCTGGAGAAAGTTTTTCCTTACCAATAAAGTGTTTGTTTAAATCCATAACAGAGCGATATTCTTCAACAGAATTACTCTGTTCGATTTGTTCATCTATGATGACCCATTTAGCACCTGGTATTTTTTTCTTATCGGCTTCGCTGCTAGCAACCTGGGGGTAGGATTTGAACATAGCCAGCTTTAGCACGTCTAACGGGTCATTCATATTGAACACTGTTATATCGTCTTTTATCTTTAACGTCATCATCGGATGATTAAAGAAGTCGCTTTCTTTATGTGATAAGTCTATATCAGTAATTGGCAAACCTTCCTTAGGTCCATCGATATGTGATAGCTTAGCTTTCCTAGCTAGTTTAATAACTTCTTCATCTTCCAATCCGGTGAATATGTACTTGTGAGCAGTATGATCCCAGTATGGAGGGTAACCTCTAAAGGTTTCTGGAAAGTGGCTATATCCATGTACTTGGGGGTTATGCCAAAACTTTGAGTTTGTTTGTGCTGGTTTTGCGTATATTAACATGTTGTTAGATTTTGTTATTAATAGTGCATGTTGTAGATTAACTCTCCCGTTAATTTCGGGTCGGTCAATTGAATACCCAATTGTTTAGTACGATAGATGTCGAAGTAATCGCCGGGGTATGACATGGGGAATTGTCCTTTGTTAGGACCATACGGAGTATAAGTACCGCACATGTAACCATAGCTTTCACTGTCTTTACGTTCCACATACGAAATGTTGTCCGAAGAAATACCTTCGCCTAAACCTAAGTTTAAGAAAGTAAATCGTTGGCTTTCAGTTGGGTAACCGGTTTCTGGGTTAATCTCAGTGTGCTTTTCTAAGTCGTCATAAAGTGGGAACCATACAGGGATTAATGTTCCCCATTGCATGTTAAATGCTTTGTAGTAGTTGCCGTAGGTTAAAGAACCTCCCTGTGAACGTTCTACTTTATTACCACTGTCGTCAATATAAAATGCTGCTTGATCTGTAAAACTACCGTTAACAATATTTGATACTGCGGTGTTCCACATCTCCATTCCTATTTGTCCGGTAAGCATGTAAATGTTTCTGTTCTCAGGTTTTACACGGTTGAAGAAAATGTCACGTAGAAAATTTTCTACTAGTTTAATCGAAAACTTGTTGTAGTAATGTACGTTACCTTCTTCCATTAACTCTTGAAGACCGGGTCCTTGGTTTACAGGTAACCCTGTTTGTTCGTCAACAACACGTTTAGTTGAGCGAGAGTACATTAACAAATGTTCTTGCTCTTCTTTCCATTCACGTTCTGCAGTAGCTTCTGCATAATGCAGCCACATATCAGAACCTTTATCAGCTTTACCTGTTTTATGATCGATGATAAGCGGGCGTACAACTAAACGACTTCTAGCTGCATCGCCAGTGATGCGGAATTTCTTAGCTATATGTGAAAGCCAAGAACGCATAATGAAATAAGGGCTTTCTCCGTACATGGTTGAGCCTGCTCCTACACGAGCTTCTGAATAAGTTGAGAACATTTTTTTCCACTGTTCGCCAGCTTGTAGAAACTTTTGCGGTAGATAAAATGTCGGGTCATCGGTCATCAATTGCATAACGTAAATCCAACCGTTTCCATCGGGAATACGCTCTTCTTGTACGCGAGCTTGAAATTGCTTGGGACCACGAGGTGTTAGAACGTCTCCGATTGTGTAGTAATCGGTATCTAACTTAATACGGAATTTAGTGAACTGAATTCCCACAGTTTGATTATCAGCTTCAAGGTTTTCTAATGCTATAGAAGGGCGGCATGATGTACCGTATAGTTTCCATTCCCATTCTCTAGTGTCGATTGTAATCGTACGACCTTGCCCCTTAGTCAGGTCCATTAAAGGTGTAATACCTTTACTTAAGGATTTTGTTGTGGCAACAAATTGGATAGCATTCTGAGCAATTTCGCTTGGTTTTATGTAAGCATTGTAGCCCAAGTGATTTTCCATTGTGTAGTTACCCCAAGTAGTTTCTCCGTCTTGTCGGAAAAGTTGAAATTTACTTTGTTTAAACTGCATAGTTTTTTGTTTATGATTCGTCTATAAGTCTTGTTGTTGGTCCGGTTCTACTCGAACCATAATAATTGGTTAGTTTATTTTTTAAATCAGAGTCTGTCACCTTTTGTTTTTCTACAGTACTACTGTTATTAAAGTTTGTAAACTCTAAGTATGCCATCAATGTTTCGTACAACACCGGGTCTTTCTGTCTTTCTAACAATCTCTTTTGGTAAGCTGTTACTAAATATTCTTTACCTTCGTGTGTTACTCTTTCAGATGGTTGCAAATAAAACTTTTCAAATTCACTGTTTCTTGTAATAGGAATACCCATAATGTCTTTACTCTTTACAAGTTTCTTTCGATACTCTTGAGCTTGTTTATGTGCAATGGCTCTAGCTTTCTTCTGCTCTTCCTGCTGCGCTAGAACACTTTTAATATGTTCATCTTGTGCAGCCATTATCTCAGTTCTAAACTCAGCTACTTCATCATCGAAGTCATCTAAATCTTTTGAGCGTTCCATCAATTTGTTAATCTTAGCATCAGAAAAGTTTGTTGTCATTCTCATACCTGTAACATATATTTCTTCAGGTGTCATCTTGTCAATAGTCGGTGTCTGCATTGCTTTTATAAATTCTGCAGGAGCCCCGCCATTAGTAACATAGTCTATAAACCCAGATACAAGGGGGTCATCTAAATTTGAAATCAGTGATGCTTTAGCTTCTTCTAATAAAGCTTGTTTGAATTCGTCAGCGTCTCCATCCCAATCATCTGGTAACTCTAAGCCTAAGTCTTCGGCTAAGAACTTGAAAGGGTTATCACCTCCTTTGGGCTTTTCAGCGGGTTTCGGCGGTTTGGGATCGTCCCCAGGTTCATCTATATCGTCATTGATTTCTAAGTCATCTGTTAATTGATCTTCAATTAAAGTCCACGGTTGATTCTCTAAAATGTCCGTTGTTTGCATAAAATTAAATTAATTGTAATTAATGTTGTTATTATAAATTGTGCATCATTTATTTTTTCTTCTTATCTATAGCCTTAGAAGATATTTTTTCTTTGTCGGTTTGTTGCTTCATTCTAGCTTTCTGTAGTTCTACTTGTCTATCACGTTCTTCTGATTGGTTATTTTCTACCAACTCTTTTTCACGTAGGTCTAACTCTCGTTGCTTTAACTGTTGGTCTGTTAGCTTTGCGTTTAGTTCAGCATTAAACTTAGATATTTCTAATACGTCAGGCACTTGATTTAAGTCCAAGTCGTTGTTGTTAGAGAAGCCCATCGCTCTAATTGTAGCTTCTTTTAATCTGTTCTCTCTATCTAATTGACGTTCTGCACGTTCAAGTTCTGCTTGTTCTCTTTGGAACTGAAGAGTTTGCTCTTGCATTTGTTGTTGTTGCTGCATCTGTTGTTGTTGTCGTTCAGCTACTTCTTGTGATACTTCATCAATCATACGTTTAATATCCGCAGGATTTTTAGTAGTAAGCAACTCTCCAACAATTCTTAAATCTCCGTTAGAAGCTTGTATTAACCTACTTAATTCCATACGCAGCATCTGAATAGTTTGCTGGTCTTCAGAAGAATTGGTTATGTAAACACCGAATGAAGCTGAGTTTAACAGCTCTGGGTCAATCATTAAGTCACCAGCACTAAAGTCATCTAAGACATACGATACAAGTTCTGGATTTTCTCTATAACAAAGCTTAGCTTGCTCCAACAGTCCGGTCATTATTTCTTCCTTGAGCATGTTGTGCATAAAGAATTCCGGTTCAGTTATGTTACTAGATTGAATAAGCTTTTGCTGATTGTTTGTTACAGTTTCGTACGCTGCGTTACTGCCTATTCTATTTTCATTGGAGCCAATTGTTCTAATACAACGCTCTTCACAGTAGGATAGAAGTGAAATGTACTTACTAATATCCTGACCATTAGAAAGGTCAATGGATTTCCAATACTGTGGGTCTGTACCTACTGGGGATGTGTCTTCTGTCGGGTCAATGAGGGCGAGTTTAGTTGTGGCTACTGCCTGTAGCCATTCCGATGGTTTCCATTTAGATGGAATTTGTTTTAGTAATCCTAAAAGGATTTTACCTTTATCAGTTGCAAGTGCTTCTTGTAACCTAAACCATACAACATTATTAGTGAATTGCCACTGCAGTCCTCTTTCTAAGAGAGATATTGGTTCTGTTATTGATGAGCCGTACACAAGTCCGTAGTACGGTAACTTTATGTCCCAAGGTCTATTGATATCTCTGTATTGATTTTCAATTGGACCAATGTTTACGTACACGTCTTTACCTATTTTAGTTGCTTGCCATACTTCTGGTATCCATGTTACTACTTCTTCTATGTCGTACTCCGGGTCTCTTGTATATGTTTCGTCTACTATATACTCTTCTAACGAACCGTCCATGTTCATGGAAGTTATGAACTTTATCTTCTTTAGAGATTTCCACGCACAGTGTAAACATCTAACTCTCTTGTCTATGCTCTTAGGCTGGTCGTGAAATTGTGTGTCTATTAGTATTGGTTGGTTCATTAATAAACCTTCGTCGTTCATGAAGTTCATATCAAAGTAGTTGTCAATTTTTTTTCTGTCCGGCTCTGTTAGGAACTCTCCGTACTTATCGTATACATCAGATACTAATAGCACTTCTTCGTAACATGCCCAGTCTCCATCCTGTATAAAGTCTACCCCAGATGATTTATCGTATGTAAACTTATCAATGTCTAATACTTCTAATACCGGTTTACCGTTTTGTTTTCCTATACGGTAGAACTCTTTTCCGTGTACTACAGCGTTTCGCCATCCTTTATTAAATTTATATTGTACCTTTTGATTTCTAATCAGTATGTTAACTAGTCGTTGAGCTAAAGTTTCTTCAGGGAGTTTAAAACTTTCTTTCATGTACCGTCCTATTTCTTCAGGCGTAGCTGCATTGGTTTCTTGGTCAACTACTTGTTGAAATTGTTCTTCTGTTATCTCACCAGCCTCTAACTGCTGCATGTACTTAGCCTGTATTTCCTGTATGATTGGACCTAAGGCTTCCTGATAAACAAATTCTTTTAGTAACTTTAGTCTTTCGCGTCTACGCTTAGATGCAGCTTCGCTGTTGATGGCGATTGCAGTAAAGTTAAACGGTCTCTTTAATTCACTACCAACCATTTCTCTAAGTGGTAGAGATATGATATCTACGTGTTCTAGTTTAGTTGGTGTTGAATATTCGGCTAACCCGAATGGATTTTCAATATAACTGAATTCTTCCATATCCCAATACCCATTATATATCTGCTCGTTTCTTTGTATTCGAGCGTTCTCAGCTGAGAATATTGTGTCGAAGGTATCGAAGTAATCTATTTTGTTTTTAGCCCATTGAAATTTATTAGCTTTCTTTTTTGCAAAGGAAATTCTATCGCGCAAATAATCTACCTGTTCCGTAGTTTGCTCGCTTAGAAAACGTATTGTTTTGTCCATTATTGTTAAACATTTTTCCAGATTTTAAATAAGTTAACATTGGATGTTCAGCGGTCTGCTCATCCACAGGTTTAACTTCGGGGTGTTCTTTGGCTTCTTCAAGCCATAGCATTAACAAAAGTAATGCAGATACGCGGTCGGTATTAATAATTCTGTTATATAATAACAATTCTTCCAATAACGCGACGTCGTATATGTAGTCTATTGTTCTTTTTTGTTTAGTTATATTGCCAAGCTCATCGTATTCTGTTTCTCTGGGTTCTAGAAGCCATCGTATCAAATACTGCTCTGCCTGTATTATTAAAGCGGTCGTCATTCTAATACCTACGTTAAGTCTAACCTTACTGTTAGGGTCTATTCTACCTACAGTTAAGAACGGTGCCATAGCTAATTTATTCAGTTGCTTTGTATGTATGCAGTATTTGTAGAAGCCTGGCAGGTTATTCTCGAACATTATCTTAGCATTGTAATATAAGGACATCTTAATTGCTAACTCGTGTATGTCGTCAGTGTTAGGATATCTACCGGCATAGTGTGCTACTATTTGGTCGTATACACCATCAAACCTTTGAACAGATTTGTATACGTATATTGTTGCTAACGACACGCCTTTGTTCATAGAGGTAATATTCTCGTCTCTAACAGGGTCGTATGTTATTTTGTATAAGTCTTTAGGTATAACTTCAGGCGGGTGTTCGTATATTGTTAAGCAACCTCGTATAGATATTTCACGCTTAGTGGGATAATTGTTTATTGGTATACAATCTCCAGACGTATCGCTTCTAAATGATACGCCATTGGGAGCGTCTACATCGTAGACTAATGTACCGTTGTTAGTAAACATGTCTATCTTGGACATGTTTTTGTATATGTATTTTAATTGGTTTTGTATAATCTCTTGTGGTATTAATGTACCGCCCACTGACAAAAACATTTCACTAGGTTTAGTAGGATAGTTCATCTTCTCGTGTTGTAAGGCATCCCACTTTTTATTTTTTCTGTTTTGCTCTACACGTTTGTCAGCTAGTGTAAAGTCTGTATTACCGTTTTCATCTTTTAAGTCTGTAAAAGTATACTGAACTGGTAGGAACAAACCAATCTCTCCAGTGTTCTCCCATATATCTTCGTGGGCTACGATGTCGTACTCTTTGGGTCTTCTAAACATGTACTCACTTTCGGCGATTTTGTGCACGTTACCGCCTGTGCCTATGTAAATACTGGTGCCCATCTTGTGCCCGTCTGTTATTTGTGCAGCTGTATTGCTACCGTGAACGTCTTTAATGTTTGGAAGTAGAGCTACTTCTTCTACAATTAAAATAGCGGGGCGGGAACCAGCTGCAGCTTGCGGGTTTTCCGCTGTAAATACCTCATGTAGTATTTTACTTTGAGAACCGGCAGGTACCCAAGAACCGTTTTCCTTTCGCATGTACGAATGGATAAACGGAGACTTTGTATTTCCTACTTTGAGTGTACCTGTCATCTCTTTGTAGAAAGGAGCAGGTCTATAGTTCTCTCCGCTGCCGTATGAGCCTGGCAGATTGTGCAATGCAGCATTTAATTTAGCTAACAGCTCACTTGATTTGTCAGCTTTATACGCCCCTACAAATATCTCTGTCCGAATATCCTTGTTGCCTATTACGTACTCCTTTTGTCCATCCATTAGAAGCTCGTGCAAGGCTATGTGCGCTACGATATAGGACTTCCCTAAACCACGAGAGCCGAGAATGAACATATTCTCGGCATCGTTTTCGTATAATGGTTTACCCAATGGCTTATCGAATAGCTTTCTTAGGTACTCTTGAGGGTTTATGTAGGTCTTTAGGTTACCAGACTTGTTATAACAATGTGGAGTTAAGTCTGTATTTGAAAGTAGTTTTAAATTACAGCTAAATTCATCGTCGTTTTCAAATCCACTAAACCCTCTAGCTATTATGTAGTCGGTATAGATAATCCATTCTACATCCCTAATCTTAGGGCGTGTTAGTTTTCTAGTTTTCTTCTTATGGTCAGTTATAAATATGCTACCCATGTTAGCATAGAAGTACATAGCAGGTGTACAGAACCTATATTGTCCTGGTAAGTCTTGGTACCATAAACCTTCTATTACTTTTTTCTTTTCACCGCGCCAGTAATCTAAGTACTGTTTACTGTCTGGGTGTAGGGTGGGGTGCTCTTCTACAAGTATTCCCTTTAGATTATTTATTTTTGGAAATAACATTATATTAATCCTTTTTCTGTTGCACTTTCTTCTCTTGAACCCTTAGTGTGGTATTCTAAATCTTCCACATCAAGCTCTTTTTTTATCTTTAGAAATTCATCCCATATCTTTTTTGTCTGCACTAACATGTTATCTAATTGACTAGCGTTAGCTTCATAGGTTAACGTCTGCATATACTTCTCTCGAGCTTCTAACATTGCCTGATAGAACCTATATCTCTTCTTTAGATACGATAATTTAAACTCTACGAAGGCTTCTTCGTATTCAAGTATATCTTCTAAGCGTATAAATGAGCTGAGTTCGTCTAGGCGCTCGTCTCTTGTCATTCTACTTAGTGGGTTGGCTTTACTTGGGTCGGTTAACATTAACAATGCCCACATCATGTCGCTACTTTTCTTCTTTTGCTTAGAGGTATCAGCTGCGTATAAAGCCGAAAAGGGATGTACCAACTGATCCCCAGCGTGTACATCCCAATAGTTTAGTTTGTGGTTAATCTCCATTTAATATTCTGATTATTTCAGGTGTATCTAGTAATTGGTCTTCACCTGCGAAGAAGAGTTTGGCTTGTTCGTGGGTTAATCTTAGCTTCTTTACTAAGTTATTGTTGACCCTGTCTACTGATGCTATCTTCTTAGCGTGCGTACTAAAACTTTTAGTTAAATCGTTGCTGTCTACTCTGACAGAGTATTTGTGTACTAAGGCTGTGGTACCTTCTAATACGGCTACTCTTATTCTGCCCGAAGAGTTTAGGTCAATAAGTAGTTCGAATGCACAACTGTCTATGTAGCCAGACGCTATTACGCTAATGTCTATAGAGTTTTTCTTACTTATTAAGTAATCGGTGAGGATACGGCTACAGTATGTGTAGCCGCCCTCACTGGTTATATACAATTGAAGTGCATAATCTTCTACTTTTTCTATTTTATTTATTAACTCTTCTACGGCTTCTGACGTTAGTTGCTGTTCGAATACTATTACCATAATGCTTTGTTTACTGTAGCTTTTAGAGTTAGTGTTTCTTGTTTACCTCCGTGGAAAAACACGGTGAGTTCACGTGAGATTTCTTTTGTTTGTCCTTTACCAAGTGCACCATCTTCACTGATATACCAATATCCTTTTATATCGTTATCCTCTTGAAGTACTGCGGTGCATCCACAAGATGCTTCTACTCTGTCAATAGGGTCTTTACCCAAGTATTTGAATGAGTAATCTTGTACACTAATTGGCGGACAGTTGATAAAGTGGCAGGTAGTTCTGTTCCACTCACGAGTTTCTTCTACAATAGGTTTGTTTTCTTTAGGTTGAACTTTTCTCTGGGCTGCACGTTCTACGGCTTCGGCTAGTGTTTGTTTAATCGACATTGTTTAGTATTTTAAATTTAATCCAATCTGGTTTAGATAACATCTCTGTGTAACAAGGGTCTTCTTTATTTGAGCAAGCCTTGTCTGCATAAAATAATTCAGGGATTTTGCAATGGCAAATTCTACATTCACCGTCTAATAGACATTGTGGGCTCTTCTCAGCTACTTGGTCTATTCTATATTCTACTTGTTCGAATATATGCTCAAGCTTTTTCTGGTAAAAGTTCAGAAGTAGGCTGCGAGAATAACCCTGTATAAATGCCCGTATATTTTTGAGGGTTAGTTGTTTTAAGGTAATCATCGGGTTCTTTTGGTGTGTTAATTATGGTATTGGGGATAGCAGGAATAGTTGGCGGTTCTCTTCTAAGTTCCTCTTTTATCAGTGATATACTAAGCTTTAACCTGAATAGACTTCTCTCTAATAGACTGAAGAGTCCTGGAAATAACCATTTAGCTAGTTTATAAGTTAGCGCTGACTGTAAGTCAGCTGCAGCAAGCTGTGAATTTTCTAACGCTGTGTTTAACAAGTTGCTTTTTATTTGTTCCAAAATGCAATTATTTTATTGGTTAATATTTCTTTGAGTTTTTTTAAGAACCGTTCACTACCATCTACAATGTAGGTTTCGTCTATGGTA